GTTTGTCCAAATCCCAATCACCACCAAGTATATACTCAGTAGTAGATATGGGTCTGACCATAACTAGTTTCGCGCAATACAAACCTAAATCGTTAAGAAAACTATGCTCAATTAGATCTACTGGATTAGTGTAACTTAAATTTCTAAAAAAAAAATGTAAAAAATTTTGCAACACTACTAGAAAATCGTACTGATCTACTAACCGTTCCTTGTTAACAAGGGCAGTCATTAAAACAGGTAATTGAGACAAAGCAACCTTAACGTTTATATTAGCACTGTACTTGTAACACTTAAGTGGTACGCGTTCAATGTTAATACAAAACATCAATATTAGAAATGGAAATTTCTGAATATCTGTTTGATCTAAGTATTCAAATCCGTGTCGTTTTAAATGATCTGGATGCCCGATACTATTCAATGTATCCTTAAATAATGGGTAAACCATATTTAAGGGTACAATAGTTCGGGAACCTCTATAAAAAAAAAACAAACGCTCTTGCATTCGTCTTTTGAGTATGATCAACTTACGCGGTTCGAAACTAAAACCCAACATATATTTCAAAATAAACATTTGTTCATATAATGTAGAAGATTTGCAATATCCTATCGTATATTCATTATCACACACCTCTGACCATTTCATTAAAACACTAAATGGTCGAGGCACATCAAGGTGCTCAAATGATTTAACGAAATCCTTAAATTTTTTATTTGGTAACATAACTAACCTAGGTTCAGCAGCTAAACTATTGCAATGCTGTTGGATACGCAACACCGATTTTGGTAAACTGATGCAACGTGTCGTAGACATTGTATACGGATAAAGCTAATGTTATTAATAAATAATTACGGGGAGATAAAATTCCTAAAATAAATAAAATAGCTATAAAGAGTAAAGCGAACTTAGCTCCTAAAAATTTTAAAACTAAATACAGAAGATATAAAGACTGCTTAAGGCAAGCTAGAATCTTAACTAAAAATTTTGAAAAATAAATATTGAAAATTAAAATAAAACTAACTAATGATTGTTACGCAATCAGCGATCGATTAACGTTTCGATACGGCTTACTTTAAAGTTGTAAAGCTTTAACTGAGGTTTAAAATAAAAAGTGATAAAATCAAAACCTGAGATATTCAGGGCGTGACTTAATACAATTTAATATGGTAGTGACTTTATGATCCGTTCACCCCCAATATAGGCTCGGGCAATCCGAAGTACACCCTATACCAGGATTTACGATCGATTACGCAAAGGTCGATGACTTTAGCATAAAGTATAACACATACAAGG